TCATTATACAGGGCATACATGACTGCTTCACGGCTGGCAAAAAAACATAGTTTGGGACGCTTACTGACTTTGATATAGTAAGGGCCAGTGAGTTTACGATCCAGCATCAACAGTATTCTGGGCACAGCATGAACAGCAACTTCTGTTTCAAAATCCCAGTGCTCAATTTTGTATTGTTCGAATGCTTCAAAACCAACAGAGGTAAGTCGCCAACCACCGTCGGGAGTTTGCCACCATTCCGTCATGGCTTCTTCCACAGTCCATAGATCCGACTGAGCGACCAATACTTGAGTCAGTTGTTGTTTATTTGGCATCGGGGTATACTTGCGCCCCCTGCGTCAAGAGCACGACTGTGAACTTGTCGGTCTTGAATTGTGTGTTGAGTTTACGTGCCAGATTCTTGGCATGCCCGGGATTGGAGAATGAAACCTTTTTGTACTTGGGCCCGGGATATTGTGTGAGCATGTTGGAGGTTTTCAAGTTGATGGGTTTGGCATCATAAAAAACCGCCCAAACTCCTTCCGACGCTAATACTTGCTCGGTCTTGTAAGTTGCTTTGTCAGTGTGTTCAATCAACACATTTGGCTTGGGTCTTGACATCATTATCTCCGTAGTTTATTTATCTCAATAACTACGTGCTTTTGAAAGTGCCACCACTCAATTCCACTGTAACAGTTTCTTCTTTTGCTGTGGGTTTTAGATTACGCATGCCTTCAAGCGTCAACAACAATTTGGTAATAACTCCGTGCAGGTCTTTGGCATCACGCAATGATATTGTTAGATCTCGCTGACCGCGACTTTCTGCGGCTTTGATAGAATCAACAAAACGGTTGATATGCAAGCTCATTTTACAAACGGCGCCAACTCAGGTGGTGTCCAACCCTGTGGTTTCAAGACCTTGCCATCTTCACGTTTTCGAACCTTACCTGTGTCTCGATCAATCTTGGCAAAGTTAGTACGCATGACTTCTTTCCATGCACCTTCTGCGTCAACACCAAGACTGTGAATGGCACCAATGGTCACAACCAAAATATCAATCAAGGCATCAAGGTCGTCTACCTTGGTTTTACTGGCCACCAATTCATTGAACTCTTCTGAGATGAGATTGCAATACAATTGATATTGTGCCTCGTTGAACTCGCCTACAGATTGATCGCAGGCTTGCATGAATTTTTCTTGATCTCTAAACGGGTTTGTCATTTGCTTGTTCTCGAGTTTGAAAGGGACCTTGATAAGCATAACGCTCCAAGGTAATAAGTTTAGGGTGTTGTACTGTTTTCCACTTGCGATGTTGCTTGACTCGATACCAACCAGCGGCAAACCAACTCTTGCTTTTGTCTTCTCTAGTGAACAGTGGTAACTTGTGTTTCACGTCCCACAAGGGATTGAATACACTGCCCTCAACTTCGTGCCCATATACCATGTTTGGTGGCAATGGGGTTACAATTTCTGGTGGCTCGAATGCGATATTTACTGCTTCCCGAGCCATTTTGATAGTTTTGTATTGCAATACGTTATCGTTGATTCGTATGGTACAATTACCGTTTTCGTTTACTTCAAGTTGACCAATCTTGCGATTGTTCTTCTTGAGTATCCAATACTGATTCTCTACTACAGGTTTAGCTAATATCATCCAATACTCCTTTGTATGTTTCGTTAAGCCAACGACTGACTTGATCTGCACTGTCACTGAGTTTGGTCAACTCGTACTTGCCACAAAACCGCATGAAGTGAACTCCAACTTGACCAACGTCTTTATGACTAATCTGTTCACGGATGCAACCATCCACAGTGGCTTTGACATCTGCAGGTTGCGCTGTGAGGTCAATTAAGGTACAATTACGTTCATAGTCGTCCAACACACGATGTTCTGCACCGTTGTGGTCAGTCCAACGTTGCAGCATCAGGTTGTTCCACGAGTAGCCTTTTTTGTCTCTGTCTCCAAAGGCCTCACGGAGACCAACTTTATTCTTTGTGCCTTTCTCACGTACTCCAGGATACGCACTGAATACGTTGTCTGAGGTGTCGCCACGCATGCACTTCTCAAATAACAGCCAGGTTGGATCCGGGATCGTTTTTGGCTGTTTAGTTTTCTTATCATTGACACGGTTACCTTTAGCATCGAATATGCCCTCCAAGGTTAAAAGTTCATCTGTAATACCATTATATTGATTAACGTTGTCGGCCAGCAACTGCACAAAATCAGTGTCTGAGCTTACAATTGTGTGTTCATCTTGGGGGTGTAAAGCAATCCAACGTGCTATGATGTCATCTGCTTCAGCAGTGGCACAACGGATCACACTACAATTTGTTTTCGTAGCCAAGTATTTAGTCAGTTCGTCATACGTCTCCCAGAACAGTTTGTCTTCTTCTGCTTCTGTTTCGGTCATTGCGCCACGTGCCACAGCACGGTTAGCCTTGTAAGGTTTGTAGTAGTCTTTGCGCCACGAGCGTCCTTCCAGTGCAAAAACCACATGATCTGCTTGAAAACGCTTGGCTACTTTGTTGGCGGCCATTATGGTAACGTGTAGGGCAAAGCCTAGTTTGGTCCAGGTGTCACTGGCACGGTGTGCGCTGTGCCTGGCACGGAAGAACATGTTGGCTGTATCAATCAGTAGGTATTTCATCTGCACTCACAATTTGGTTGTTGAGCATGTATTGTAACACATGTTTTGCCCAAAAGCAATGGGCTTCCTTACCAAAATGGTATCCAAACGGTCTAGTATGCTCAAATCCGTTGTTTTCTAACACAGCATTGTAACTAGAACTTCGAAGGTATGGATCAATATAGTCCACTTCCCAATTCTTTTGATCCTGAATGTCACTGAATGTACTGTGCCCGCTAAAGAACAAATGCTTAATACCTTGCGCTTTTAGTTCACAATGCAACTCCCAAATAGCTTGATGAGCCTGTTGTGTTTTTTGATGCCAATCAACTTCAGTCACGTACTGTTTGTAGCGGTCTTGCCATTCTGGTGGAACCATATCAATACCACTGGCATTGACTTGATACCAGTAGTTGGACTCTGTATGGAACCATTCTTCGCGTTCCCACGTGGTCCATTGGATGACCATGAACGTGTTGGCCAGTTTGTCAAAATTGTTCTTGATCCACTCACGTGTGGTTCGTATGATTCTTGGATTACTACCGCCGCTTTGTGCATCACAATAAAATTCTGTGGCTCCCAACATTTCTGATAGTTTCTTGCCCCAACTGACTTTTAGGTTCTCAGGATGCGGAACTTGCCCCCAGCCATAGTAGTCTGGATCATCTTCGGCCCAGGCATGTTCTACATTGGCATCGCAAGCGGCAGTATGACTACAGCCGTTAACATACAGTATCATTTTTGTAGTAATACTTTTTCAGTCTCTGCGGCAACCACACGTTTACGCAGACTTGAGCTGGAGAATGAATGATCTCTACCATTGAACACTAGTTCAATGCCGCGCATGCCACATTCCTCATAGCCAGAGAAGTTTTTGTGTTGATATTCCACACCCAGCACACGAACATCAACTGGCAGGATCAACAACAAGTCAACAAGATCTTGTTCGGTTTGGTACACAACAACTTCATCAACATAACGGCATGCGGCCAACTGTATTTGTCGCTCCACAATACTTTGTATAGGACGATTTTTAGTGTCAGGTCTATCGATAGTTGGGTCTGTTTGCAACCCGCAGATCAGGTAGTCACAGTGATTCTTGGCCTCGCTGAGCATAGCAATGTGGCCCGCGTGGAGCATGTCAAAGGTTGAGAAAGTGATACCAATTTTCTTCCCGTCTTGTTTGAGTTGTTTGATGTGATTGAATATCATGACACTTCGGTTCTTCCGCCGCCTATGTCTCTAGTGCTGACGTATTGTCCAACACCCTTGATCATGGCCTGTTCTTGTTCCCAGGTTTCCATTACCACATGCCTGCACACATTCTGGAACCAACGATCCACAATGTCAGCATCCACATCATCGGGTTTCATCATGTAACCAGCTTTGACCAGGCGTGCCACAAAGATCTCATTCCAGTCAAGTTCAAACGCACCTTGGTGTAGGTTGTCAGGATCAATGTCCATACGTACCATTGCCACGTATGGTTCGTTCTTTTCTGTAGCAAGCTCTTTTTCAGTCTTGACTGGTGCCTTGACCTTTGGCTCCCGGGGCGCAGGTGCCACCGCTTCTGGTTTTTTCTTGAACCAATCAAACATTTATTTTCCCCATCCGTTGCCCCAAAGATCAACGTGTAACCTTGGGGTATACCAATAACCACGCTTGAGTGCTTCGTCTGCCACATGAATACGTGTCTTATCGTATAAACTAACAACACCACCCAACGGCATCACAAACACTGGGCCTGCAAAACCACGATTACGATAATCATCTACAACCACATCAAGTTCTGCAAAGTCATCAATATGACCCACAACAAACTTTAGATAGGTAATGCCATATGTTTCATAGTCCCAAATAATGTCAGGCTTGATGGCATCTTCATATTTCTCGCCACTTGATGTTAGTTTAGGACTTACTGAGAACACAATCTCACCAAGCCAGTTGTTAAGATATGTTTTGAAATCACGATGTAGTTCTTGGGTACCATTGGTCTCAAATGTAATATGACGCAATCCACGCTCGTGCAATTTGTCCAACAGTTCTGGATAGGCACGTTGCCAGCCCAGCAGTGGTTCACCGCCTGTGATAACCAAGTGTACTGGGTTGCCGTTTGGCTGTTGCCAGTTGCCATGCGGCAATAGCGCGGCCATCTTGTCCACAAGCTCATCTGCTGTGTATGTTGGACTTAGATGTTTGAAGTCTGGATGCCACGATGCATAGGAATCACATCCAGTACTAACAAGCGGAAGCTCTTCAAACGTTTTGTACAAGTGTACACTCTTTGCCACCTCGTCTGCTTCGGGGCTCTTCTCACCAGGCTTGCATCCAAACCCCGAGCAG